GATAGATAAATACATAGCAGACTGTCAAGCAGTGAAAGCTAAATATCCTAAAGGTTAATCATGACACCAGACGAGAAACTAGCAGCCCACGAGAAGTTATGTGCAGAACGATATGCAACATTGCACTATCGTCTCGATCGTCTTGAAGCCATGCTCAACAAATTAATCTGGGGATGCATGACTGGCTTCGGTGCCATCGTTATTGCCGTGATTATTGGTAAAATAAATGTTATCTAGAATATGTCAATTATTAAGGAGAAAATTTTATGATGTGGATTCTTTATATACTCATGGTTATATTGATCATAGAGGGTTACAGCCTTATCCAAGACCAAGTACACAGAAAAGTAAAGACATCATTAGTAAGACTAAGTAATTTATGGAAGTGGCTTAAATGATTAATGCAATCATACCATTAGTTTCTACTGTTTTAGATCGACTTATACCAGACAATAATGCTAAAGAAAAAGTTAAACAAGAAATTGAAAAGACTCTTATCGCTAATGCAACTCAGATTAGTCTTGCTCAGGCTGAAACGAATAAAATTGAAGCTGCTCATCGTAGCGTTTGGGTTGCTGGCTGGCGCCCTTGCCTTGGGTGGATCTCTGCTCTTAGTTTTCTTTTCATGTTTATACTCCAACCATTGGCTCAGTGGGTGTCAGCATTACTTGGCTTGGTTGTAGTATTACCTGAATTTCAAACAGATGTATTAATGGAGTTAACCTTTGCTATGCTAGGGTTAGCAGGTTTAAGAACTTATGAGAAACAGAAAGGCTTAACAAAGTAATGGCTAAAGATCCAAAACTAGAAAGAGCTGGAGTATCAGGTTATAACAAACCAAAACGTACTCCTAACCATCCTAAAAAATCTCATGTGGTTGTAGCTAAAGTAGGAGATAAGACTAAACTAATACGCTTTGGTCAACAAGGTGTACAAGGAGCAGGTAAGAATCCTACATCTGCTAAAGACAAAGCACGTAAAAGATCTTATTATGCTAGACATAATGCTCAGGATTCTAGCCCAGATAAGATGAGTGCTAGATACTGGAGTCATAAAGTTAAATGGTAGCTACTAAAAAGAAAAGTACAGTTAATAAAGCAGGTAACTATACTAAACCTACAATGCGTAAAGCATTATTTAATAAGATTAAAGCAGGAGATAAAGGTGGTAAACCTGGTCAATGGTCAGCACGTAAAGCTCAATTGTTGGCTAAACAATATAAAGAAAAAGGTGGAGGCTATAAATAATGGCTTTAGCTCAATCACAAAAAAGTTTAAAAGCTTGGACTAAACAGAAGTGGAGAACTTCTGATGGTACTAAGAGTGAAGGAAAGAAACGATATCTACCTGATGCAGCATGGAAAGCTTTAAGTCCTGCTGAAAAGAAAGCTACTAACGCAGCTAAGGCTGCAGGTAATCGTAAAGGTAAACAGTTTGTATCACAGCCAGATAGTATTAAAAAGAAGACAGCTAAATACAGAAAGAAATAAATGACTCAGATTGACCAAATCAGAGAAGCAGCAGAACAAGATCTGTTGACTTTTATACGACTAGTTGCACCTCACTTAATGCTCGGTGCTATACATGAAGAACTTATTTCATGGTGGCAACGACAAGATGCTAAAGAGAATCAATTAGTTTTATTACCTCGTGGTCATATGAAGTCAAAACTTATAGCATATAGAACTGCATGGTGGTTAACTAAACATCCTGAAACTACTATACTATATGTGTCAGCTACTGCTGACTTAGCAGAAAAACAATTGTATGCTATTAAAAATATTATAGATAGTCCAATATATCGTAGATATTGGAAAGATATGATTAATGAAGAGGAAGGTAAACGAGAGAAGTGGGCTGTAGCTGAGATAGCAGTTGATCATCCTAAACGTAAACTAGAAGGAGTCAGAGATGCTAGTGTTAAAGCAGTTGGGCTTACCAGTAATACTACTGGCTTTCATGCTGATGTTGTGGTGCTTGATGATATTGTTGTACCAGGTAATGCTTATAATGAAGAAGGAAGAAGTAAAGTTGCAGCAGCATATTCTCAATTGGCTTCCATTGAAAACCCTGGGGCTCTTGAGTGGGTTGTTGGCACTCGTTATCATCCTAGAGATATTTATGATACTATGGTAAACATGAAAGAGCAAATCTTTAATGATGAAGGAGATTTAGAAACTGAAGAATCTGTTTACGAATTGTTTCAAAGAGTAGTAGAAACAGATGGTGAGTTTCTTTGGGCTAAACAAAAAAGATCTGATGGTAAAGCTTTTGGATTTGATGCTAAAGAGTTAGCACGTATTAAAGCTAAGTACGTAGATATAACACAATTCTATGCTCAATATTATAATGATCCTAATAATACTGAAGCAGCTAATATAGGTTCAGATAACTTTCAATACTATGATAGAGCTGTATTACAAAATAGAGAAGGTGACTGGTATATCAGAGATCGTAAGTTAAATGTATATGCAGCAATTGACTTTGCTTTCTCATTACGTAAACAAGCAGATAGTACTGCATTAGTTATTGTAGGTGTAGATCATCAAAGTAATTATTATGTATTAGATATTGATAGATTTAAAACAGATCGTATTGTAGAATATTATGATCACATTCTTAAAGCTTGGGAAAAATGGGGCTTTAGAAAATTAAGAGCTGAGACTACAGTGGCTCAACAAACTATTGTAAAAGAATTAAAAGATAGTTATCTTAAACCAAATGGTATACCATTAGTAATAGATGAATATAGACCTACAAGATATCAAGGAGATAAACGTCAACGCATTAATGCAACGTTAGAACCTAAGTATCATAATCAACAAATATGGCATTATAAAGGTGGTAATTGTCAAGTACTAGAAGAAGAACTATCTCAAGTACATCCACCACATGATGACGTTAAGGATGCATTAGCTAATGCTATAGCTATTTCTATAGTACCTAGACAAAGATCTAATGGAATTAATATGATCTCTTCTAATGTATTAACACACTCCCGTTTTGGTGGAGTATCTTACTAAGGAAATTATATGGCAGGTAAAGTAGCACAATTTGAAAAAGCAATTAATCCAGATACTATGGCAAGGAATCTTGCTGCTTTATATAATCAATGGTGGATACAAAGACAAAATAAAGAAGCAGAATGGAGAGAATTACGTAACTATCTATTTGCTACAGATACAAGTACTACTTCTAATTCTACTCTTCCTTGGAAAAATAAAACAACATTACCTAAGTTAACACAGATTAGAGATAATTTACATGCTAACTATATGGATGCTTTGTTTCCAAATGATAACTGGATGAAATGGGAAGGAGCAACTTTAGAAGATACGTATGTAAATAAACGTAAAGCTATTGAAGCTTATCTTAATACTAAAACTAAAGAATCAGGATTTAAAGAAACAATATCTCAATTAGTTGCTGACTATATAGACTATGGTAATTGTTTTGCTGAAGTACAATATGTAAATGAAACTGAAAAAGGAACTCAAGATAATAATCCTACTACAGTTTACAATGGACCTAAGTTAGTACGTATATCTCCATTTGATATTGTATTTAATCCTACTGCTCCATCATTTAAAGAGTCCCCTAAGTTTACTAGATATATTAAATCTATTGGTGAACTTATGATAGAGATTGAAGATAGACCTGAGTTACAATATGATAAAGCTTCTTTAGATAAAGCTTTAGAAATTAGAAACTCTTTATCTCAATTTAAAGTAGAAGATATTAATAAAGCAGAAGCATATAGAGTAGATGGTTTTGGTTCTTTACAAGAATACTATCAATCAGGTTATGTAGAAATTTTAGAGTTTGAAGGAGATTACTATGACTCTATTGAAAAGAAACTTTATAGAAATCAAATTATATCTATATTAGATAGAAGTTATATTTTAAGAAAATTAGATAATCCTTCTTTATTAGGACAAGACAATAAATTCCATGTAGGTTGGAGAAGAAGACCAGACAACTTATATGCTATGGGTCCTTTAGATAATTTAGTAGGATTACAATATAGAGTAGATCATTTAGAAAATCTTAAAGCTGATGCTTTAGATCTTACTATACATCCACCACTTAAAATTGTAGGAGACGTAGAACCATTTACATGGGGTCCTGAAGAAACAATTCATATCCCTGAAGATGGTGATGTTCAAGCTATGGCTCCTAATGCTGCTGCTTTCCAAGTTAACAATGAGATTGCAGCTATATTAAATATTATGGAAGAGATGGCAGGAGCTCCTAAAGAAGCTATGGGCTTTAGATCTCCTGGTGAAAAGACTGCTTTTGAAGTACAACAATTACAAAATGCAGCTTCACGTATTTTCCAAAATAAAATTAATCAATTTGAAACAGAGTTCTTAGAACCTATTTTAAATGCAATGTTAGAATCAGCTAAACGTAATTTAGATCTACCAGAGTTAGCTAAAGTTATGGATGATGATTTTGGTGTAGCTGATTTCTTATCAGTAACTAAAGAAGATTTAACAGCTCGTGGTAAGCTTAGACCTATAGGTGCTAGACATTATGCTGCCAGAGCCCAGTTAATGCAGAACATGCTAGGAGTATTTAATAGTCCTATAGGACAATATATAGCTCCACACATCTCTGCTAAGAAACTTGCAAATATGATTGAAGAGTATATGGGCTTTGAGAAGTTTGACTTCATTAAAGACAATGCTGCTCTCTTTGAAGGAGCTGAACAAGAGCAACTTCGAATGCAAATTCAACAAGATTTGCAAGCACAAGTTAGTCAACCTACTATGGAAGAAAGATCTTTAGATCAAGACTTACAAGGTGTAGAAGAATCTATGCCTGAATAGATTGACTTTTTAGTAAATTTATGGTATAATATTTATATGGATTTGAAATCAGATAAAGGCAGAAGCCTCTCAAAGGCTGAAGCCTTCAAAGAAATAAGAACTTATTTAGAAGAACAAATAAGTTTATCTCAAAGAAAGT